TTGCGATTGATAGTTATTGATTTTAGTACATCGTCAACTAAACTTTTCACGGATGCATAGTTCTTCTTTCCATACATTCTAACAACTTGGTTTCTAAATCTATTTCTAAAGTTATCCCATTCTACACCTGCAGAGTTTAATGCATCTGTTACACTCACAACACTGCTTGCATACAATGCATCACTTATGATACTAATATCTTTGTGGACAAAAATCTCACCGCCTAAGTAATTGCCTTTAAACAACTGCGAATAATTGTTAGTGCCGTATACATTTCCAGTAAATCCTGGTGTGTTTTCTAGCATATTCTTCCAATGAGAAAATGTCTCGCTCATTGTGAATGTGGTTAGTAATTTATTTGTTGGGTTACTTTTAATCGTATCAGGTGATGTAATGTTCAATGTATTGTTGCTAACATTATTATCATAATATCTCACATCAACTACATCGCCTAGTGCAATGTGTTCTTTAGCGACTACAATATTAGCTGCGTTAATTGTATATTTGTCTGTTCCTAGAAACACTCCATTTACGTTAACAGTGTGATATAGGCTATCTTGTTTGTTAGTTGGTATAAGTGTGTAGGTACCATTGATTGTTGCATCAACTGGTGCGATAACAATCTTTTCATTGTAAGAAGATAAATCTATCACAATAGTATTGTCTGCTTGGTCAGCAGTTGGTGTAGTACGTGGAACGTCTACTCCGCTTACAGTTTTAATTGTAACTGCTGAATTGAGTAAATTATTATGTATTGTAGTTGATCCTTTATTCACATAAACAAAGTTATGGTCAACATTAGTTTTATCAAGATATGTTCCATTTTTTAGTTCTGTTATTACACAAGTCTGATTTTCATTTTTTAATGCTTGGTGTAATATAAGTTCGTGATCAGTTGGTAACCATGTGCTAGACCCAACATTTATTGTTAGATCAGTTGTTAGATCAGTTACATCAACTGTTATAAGTGTTTCTGCAGCATTGGCTTTTTCGCTTTGCTTGTACACACTACTTAATAAATTATTGTTCTTAAACAAGTATGTGCCATCGATTTTGCGGTACTGATTTACTTTTTTGCTAAACTGAGAAGTAACACTTTGGTATTGAGTTTCTGTTAGAATATAATTTTCAAATTGATATTCTGCAATGCCGTTGACGTCTTTGTATGCAAGAGCAAATCCTAATTCCTTGTCAGTTAGTCCACTGCCAACTTTGTAATTAAATACGCGACTGCCTGCAAATGCAGACCCAGGCAGGTCCTCAAGTGGTGTGCCACTTGTATCGTACAACCTAAATAATGGCATTTGATTAATGTTAATGCGTTGCTGACCAGTACTCCACTTCGCGCCTGTCCACCATGCATCTGAATTTGACCAAGCTTTATCCATTGTGTCTGGTAGTGCTGATCTAATATATGCTGTGTGGTTTGTTTCTAGCACGGCTGTAACTGATTTAGTTATAGTCCAAGTACTAGTAGAGGCATCAAATGATTTGCTTGCTATTGTGTAAACGTTTGTATCAGTTGATGTGCCGTCTTCGTTTATGAATATAACAGTTTGACCAACTTGTACTTCTGATAGTACAGCAAGACTTGATCCAACTTCAACTGCAAAGTCAACTATGCCCAGCCATTGTTTAGCAAGAGTAGGACTATAAGAAGCCCAATCCCATAAGTTCATGTTGCCTTCGAACTCGACAATTGGACGTGATGCAATATTCTTCTGTGCTGTTAACTCTTCTATATTAATGCCGCCATACACTAAATCGTTTATTAATTTAAGTGTGTCTACGTTTGTCCATTTATTATTTCTGCTCCAGGCAGTATTGAACACACTGCTAGTAGAAGATACAACGTAATCCTTTTCTGTAAATATCACAACTGACTTATCATAGTGTGAAGTATCCCAGCCTTTTAGTTTATCTTTGTATGTTGCTATTGCAGCCTCTGTTGTGCCTGCTGCCATTGATTGTGTAAATCCGGTAGCTGTTTCTGTTGCATCAATTAATAATACAAATGCAATATCGCCTGCTTCTGTGCGTGTAGTGTAATATAGCTTATGGTGTTCTACTTCGTTAAGATTCCATTCTTGACTAAATGCAATAAGGTCGCCAACTACAAACTGTGTTTTGTTTGATTCTGCAGACGTAAATGTAAACCCATCAAACAATGGCAATCTTGTTGCGTCTGCATTGTAATGTGCAAGCATGTCTGTTGGTGTTGTTAGATTATGTGTTGTCCAAAATGAACTACTTACATTAGGATCAATTAATGTTGCGATTTTCTCATCCCATAAGCCGCCAACTGTTACTGTTGTTTTTGTTGTTCTTGGTAATATAGTTGTATGTGTTGTCCAATTATAAATTGGAGTAAGCTTAATGCTTGTCCCTGTCCCTGACACTGCGTATGTGTAGTTTTGTGCATCTGCATGCCAGCCACTGCCAGTAAACTTTATATGCATCTGGTCTCTAAGATTAAATGTATTATTGTTATCAGTTAGTATATATGTTAATTGATCAGCTGAAAGGTCGATTGGGTTTATTACATCGCTGAATCCTGCATAGTTACCATTGCGTGAATGTAATATGTTTGTTGGATCACTTAATGTTCGTATACTTTCATATGTTGGCATTTGATCAACCCATGCGTAACTTGCGTAGTTAATAAACTTATGAGTGTCAATTGGAGGATAATAACCATATTGCTTTGTTGCGTATGCTGCGTTGTAATTATATGCGCTAACGTTTACATTAATAGCGTTTGCAATGTCGTCTACTGTAATTGCGTCTATTAAGTTTTTATTTTTATCTCTTACTGTAATCGTTGACAGCATGTCAGTGCTTGGCAAATACACATCATTCACTGATCGGTTCTTGCCTGACACGTCTCCAATGAAGCCTTCCACATTTTTTAACGTACCTTTTGAAATCATTCTATCAAGTGTACTATCTAGCCAATTCTTGTTTACATCAGTATTGAAAACCTGAGGTATTAGACTAGACGCTTTCATCTGTGGAGTATTATAACTTCCTGCTTTTTTCTTAGACATTAAATATTATCCTAGTTTTTATTTCAAATGACGTTACTAACGATATCAATATCGTCGACGCTAACATCAGGTATAAACATTTCATCAATGCTTGGAGTTATTTCAAATAGCTGACCAAACACGCTAGATGAACCTTGTGGTACAATAACAAAACTGCTTATTGACATTGCTAACTCTTTGTGTACAAATGCTGCAAGTTCAGTAAAGTAAAAAGTCTCACCAAAGTCCCAGTTTGTTACATCAAAGAATGTAGCTATTGCTGCTACAACTGCTGATCTTATTTCACTGTCAACTACATTACTGCCTTTGACTTTTACTACATTAAACGTAGCACGTAGTGATGAAATTGCAGAAGGTCCAAACAATGTCTTGTATTTAACTGGTTTGTAAATCACTGTATCACTGATTGTTTTTTGTTGTTCAACTCCTACAAAGTTAGTTGTTAATGCATCACTTGTAGGTGGAGTTGGTTCGTATCCTAAATCTGTTAATAGCCAATTTCTATATTCAGTGTCGTACGTTTTATCAAGTACGTACACATCAATTATGTTTGTGTAACTTGGATCAACTATCTCCCTGTCTGCCGCATAATGGCGCCATTCAAATCTTAAATCAGTTTGTGATACTCTAGTTGGGTAAATGTTAGTTGGGTCAACTATCTCCCTGAACACTAGTGGGTTGTCAGGTCTACTATCAGCGTTGTCATCTACAATTGACAAGAATACATGAGATGGATCAATTACACCATTTGCGTCTTGTTCTATTCCGCTTACATACATTTTGCCAAGTGAAGCAATTGCTCCATTTAATACGCCAGTAAAGCTAATAGTATCTTGTGCTTTTTTCTTTGTAAGCGAATCAAGTCCTGCTGTTAAACTAACATTTGTAAATGCAACACTTGCACTTTCTAAGACATATCTAAGTGTGCGTGTGTATATATTATATTTCTGGTCAGCGAATTCAAAATACATTAACCAAGAATCATCTGTATTATTAAGTATAGCTGGATACGTTGATGTATATGCGGCAGGGTTGTTGTCTAGTTCCCAACTTTGATTTTTATAATCATATCTAATTGCAAATGTTTTCTTTGAATCAATGTATGCTTTAATAATATTTGCTTCTCTGGTCTTAAACAAGCGATTAAAGCTAGGTATAATTATATCAATGATACTACCAGTTGGTACATTCTTATCAAGTGTTATTGCGCCCAATCCGTTTGATCGTAATCCACTTGGTTGTCCAAGTTGCGATCCATCAAGATCTACACCCAATCCATATGCAAATACGTTTAGTACTTTAGCCCATGTTACAGTGCCGTCTAGTGCAACAAATTTAATTAGAGCGCCAACGTTAAACTGGCGTAAGTAATTAGTCTGTGACTTGCCTACACGTAGTTTTGCACCAGATGTGTTGTCTGACAAGTAACCTGTGTTTGCATTATAAGAGCTACTACCAGGGGCATTCCATTGGTATCCGCTAACTGTTTCATCATATGCGTATTCTGTTTTTAGATTATCAAATGCTGTTGAGAATTTAGTATAATATAAGTTAATAAGATCAAAATCAGCTAACTGAGTTTTTACATATTTCTTATAGATGTAATCTTTGTTTTGTCCTGTGACTGTTGTTTGTGTTTTAACTACAGTTGACTGATACAACTTTCCATCTGTGCCGTTTAGCAATAAGTTACTATACTCGCCTGTTGGGTCTGTAAAGTCAACATATCTACTATGTCCACTGAATGTTCTGTTAACACTTTTTACTTTAACTACATTTGATGATTGCTGAGTAAGCAATGTATTATAATCATTTGCCGTTACTAATCTATTTTGACTTGCGTATGCAAGCGGTGCATTTTGTTTAATGCTGTCTAATGTTTCTGATGAACTAGCGTTGGTAATACTTGTTTTCAATTGCAAAGTAAACAATGCTACATATGTATTGCCGTCTAGTCCAGTATAATTTACTGTAACTTTTTTGTTTGTTAAATCATCTGGGCGTACTGTATATGACTCGTTTTTACTTACACGGAACCATACACGGATAATGCCAATTGGTAAATTACCAAATGCACTGTCTGCAAAATTAATTGATACTTGATTATTCTTTCTAGTTTTTACACTAAAAATGTTTCTGTTAGTTGCAATAATTGGATTGTACGCTACACTTTTAACACCTGTCCATTCTTTTACAATGGCGCCTTGCGCGTTAATAGTCTGTACCCATACATCGCTATTATTAATATCGTTTACATTAATATCAATTGTTTGATTGTCAATTGGCTTATCAATCTTAATGTCTTTAAATTGTAATCCACCTTCTTTGACTCCAAAGAAGAAACCAGTGTCCTTGTCAGACAATCCGCGGCCACTATTTTTATAGTAGACACCAAAGCTTCCATTTGGATTAGGAGATTTTTCATAAACAATATTGTCAGCATAATCAACACTTACAATATTGTATTGTGTACTATCGCCATTTGCAAGTCCTGTAATGTCAAACTTGATTTGTTTCGGCTTGTTGTTTAGTTCGTAAAATTGTTGTGTAATGTTACCAACTGTTGTTTGTTTCTTTGGGCTACCAAATTGATTGCCGTATTGTAGTACGCTGTTCATTACAGCAATAAAATCATCTAAGTTGTTTACATTACTAGTTGATTCAAATCTTACTTCTTTGCCGCCTAAACTTGTTCCTGCACTACCAATTACAGGTTCATTTGTTTTTACGCTTATAACTTTCATCTCGCCAAACGCTGACACGTTGCGTCGTGGAGTGTATCCAATAAATTCAGCTAACTTAAAAACACTCTCTTGTCGTTCTGCTGTGCTTAAAAAGTTGTTACGGGAGTTAAGATCAACTCTAAATGCTAAGTTGTGTCCCATTTGTGCAACTACGTCAAGTAGTGCTACAAATTCTGCTGATTCAATCCAGTCGTTGTAATTCTCTGGATAAGTGCTTTGCACATAGTCGACCATTGCAGTACGAATAGTGTCATAGTCAAATGCTTGTAAGTTTGCATTAATGTATGATTCGTAAACTGCTACGTAGTCCTCTGCTGCAAAAAGTTTTGATTGTCTAGTATTTTGTGCCATGTTAAAACTCTGCCTGTTCAGTAAAATCAGTATCAAATTTTATCTGCAAATCTGTTGCAGTGGTAGTTGGTAGATATATTAATTTGACTGATACTGTTATTGTATGTGAATCGTGGACCACTGTAACTTCAGTATCTGATATTTCAAATCTAGGGTCGTACGAGATAACTTGATAAACATCATCATTGATAAGTTCAATTGTGTTTTCGTCAAGTGGTTGAAAGATATAGTATGGCAAGTTGCTGCCAAATGTAGGGTCAGTCCATTTTTCACCCTTGCGGATGTTGAAATGATTTATTAAATCTTGTTTAGCAAGCTCCATGTTTTTTAGTCTTAAACTTGTGCTTGTCTGATTTATAGTTGTGTAGCCTATTATATTATCCATACAAGTATTTATCAATAAAATTCTGTAGGTATTTAACGGGCTATTCTAGAGTGACAATCTCTGCTAAGTGTAGTTTTTCTTCAGGCCAGTGGAGAAAATCCTGCCATGCCATGTCTGGGATGTACAAATCATAGTGTAATGCAGCGCCGTTAATTTGATACCATGTTGGCTTAACTGGCTTAGTTATTGGCCTTACGGGTCTGTCACCTTTTTTAACATTACAAGGTCCGCATGCCGCGACAGTGTTTTCCCATATTAGCTTTCCGCCTTTGGATTTTGGTATTACATGGTCAATAGTTAAGTCAGCGGCTGCGAACATGTTGCTACAGTACTGACAACAGAATTTATCCCGTATGTACAGGTTCCTGCGGCAGAACTTTGCTCTTGTTGGGTGCTTGTGAAATCTATTCATCATAACAACACTTGGTAGTGGTATAGTAAGACTACTGCTTCTTAAAAATCTATTTTCGTAATTTTTAATAACACGAACTTTGTCTCCAAACATTGCTTTTATTGCAGTCTGCCAACTTATAGTACTAAGTGGCAACATACTTAGTGGTTGTGCATCTGCATTTAAAAGTAGTACACTGGCATGCATGTTTCTGTTCCTTTTACAGGTTTAGCATAGATGATAATATCCGTTTTCTAGATTCTGCTGTCTTTGGCAAGAACCGTTTTGTTTCTGCATAATAAACATATTCAGCTTGTGCTTTGCTATGGTCATCTAACAATCTATCTGGATATTTATTTGCTATCTCTTGTATTCCTTGTTCTTTAATTAATGAACGGTCTTTGGCAATTCCATAATCAGCGAGCATAATAACTTTCGCTTCTAGTTGCCTAGCTACTCTGTTATTGCCGCTGTTTGTCATTGCAGTAGCTACGTAATCCCATTGTCTGTTTTTTACGTAGTCATATAGTTCAAATGTTCGCTCTGGCGTGCCGACACGTGTCCAATCACCTGTGAGGTAATACATACTCAGCATGCCGTCATATTGGCTTTGACTTAGTGACTTTAACACAAACACTTCTTTGAATTTACGTTCTTTGTCTTTGAACACTTCAATCCATTTATTGTAAGATGCTGCTTCTGTCAGTCCTGCACTATCAATACCGTCTACTAAATTATACCCAATTTTTGTTATTTTGTCAACATCTTTATACGCAAATCCTTTCCATTTTATAGTACGCAACATGAGATTTATCATCTCATTGCTTGCTTCAAGTTTGTTTATTGCAATCAACGTAGTAGCCGTTATTTTGTTTGCTACTGGAAACAAATCAAACGGCAATAAATCCTTTGATTCAATTACATTTGGTAATACATAGTTTGCCATTAGCCTGTGTTTCCTTTGCCTGTTTCAAATGATTCCTGTACTCCTGTTACACCTTTCCATGGGTGATGCTCTGGTACACGGCTGTTAATGCTTTGTGTAACATTTGAATTTTGTGTTTGTGCTTGAACTGCTGCTTTGTCGGCTGTTTTTGGAGTAGGACCGTTCATGTCAATTCTACTTCCTTGCATATAAACATTTTGAGAAGCAGTTGCATTGATATTGCCGTCAGCATTGCTGTTAAGGTTAAGAGCACTGTACACATCAATTGATCCAACACTGCTTTCTATCTTGACGCCTTCGCTTCCTGAACTTTTAATGTTTACGCCTTGCTCTGCTTGCATGTTAATACTTCCCTTAGCATGCACGTTATAATCGCCATCAGTTGCTATGCTTACACCGGCTTGGCTGTATATATCTACTTGTCCTTCGCTGTCCATTTCTATCCATCCGCTGCCGCCCTTGTTTGTTATGAAAATAAATCCATTTGAATCATCAAGTAATATCTGGGCGCCGCCACGTGTTTTAATTCTAATGTTATCGCTGCCACCTTGTGCGTTGCCGTCGTCTAAGCTTAGTGTGTGTCCTGCTTTTGTTGTAATACCAAATACATTACTTGGGCTTTCACGTCTAGCACTACTTTCACTATGTCCACGTACATAGTCATTTGCTAACCCAGATTTAACCAGATTGTTATATGCTTCTGGGTTTGATGGGCGGGTATCTGGATTCTCAGTGTCGTTTGGATTCTTTTCAGCAGTTGGTGAAAGATAAGTAACATCTTTGTCATCATCAACTCCGTCATACGCGTCGCCACTTGCGTTGCCGCCCATTGTTGCATTTCTATCACGTGGTGGAAGAAATCCAATTAAGAAGCCCTGTTCCATTGATCCAGTAAATGCTACAAGAACATTTGATCCAGGTGATGGTGGCTGTGGCCACATGCCATAAGTTTTAGGGGCTCCGTTAACACTGCTACTTGTGTCGCCATAATCTTCGACGTTATCAGATGAATCTGATATTCTAGTGCTGCCACCAAATGGTGTGCTTAATAATATAATGCGTTCTGCTGTGGGTCCAAGTTCAGGAATAGTTACAGTTATGCGACCATTGCGCTGGGCATCTGAATCATTTATAACTTCAGCTACGTATATACCGTTGAGTACGTTGACGTTATATCCCTGGCTAACGTTTGCACGTTTAGCAATATTAACGCCTGTTGTTTTTATGCCTGAGCCGGCTGCTGATGCCATTATTCTACCTCTAAGTTTATTAGTGTGTCAAGTAACAAAAACGAGCTGCTGTTTGCATCACGTAGCGAACTTACACGTTGTGTAAAAGATCCTTGCTGGAACTTACTTTCAACTTCTGTAATTTTATATATGCCTGTTGTTATCATGTCAACTGGGCCTCTCATTTGCCTAAGTAATAAATCATCTGCATTTGGTTGAAAATTAATAAAGGCCATGTATATTGCATGAGATGCAGAGTTAAATAAATTTGTATTGTTGTTGCCCATGAATACAGGGTCGCCGCGTACTTCAAGTGATAGCATCTGCGCGTCTGCGATTCTACTAGCATGTGCGTCCATTGAAGCAGCTGCTATTTTATCAGTTGATGTTGTTTCGTTTACTTGCTGGCCAGCTGCTCCAACTGTTTGTTCTCTAAATACTGGGCTTTGATTAATGTTATACTTTTGTAATGTTAGATCGCTTAGATACTTCACAGGAGCTGCTGACCTAGCTGACTGTGGGTTTGCTGTATCATCTGTATCATCTGTATTTTCTTTTTCTGGTTCGATATTTGCTTCAAACATATTATTATTATCTGCATAATATATTCCACCCATTGGCGAGAGTGCGTTAAAGAATAGATTTTTTAATGTTAAATCTATATCCATTACTTCTAGGTTTTCACCTGAGTACTGGTAAGAATATTTTTTAATTAATCCTGGCAACACTAGTTCATCAAATCGACGTTCTTGTACAGTTGCCGTATTTCTAAGTTGAGTAATGCTATCCTTTTTTATTGGTGTGCTGTCGCCATGCAGTTTAGTTCTCACATTAAGTGTTATCATTCTGCGTTCAAGATTATATATTGGACACATTATGCCCAGCATTTCAACACTAGGTTCTACTTCTATTGCATATGTAACTCCGGCCTCTCTGGCTACTTTTGAGAATTCTGCAAAGGTAGTAGTGTTGGCAGCTATTAGATTTTTAATAGCTGCGGTTAATTGTGTTTCAGTGTTAATTGTAACTGTTCTTACACCTAGCTTGTCTAGTGTTTCGCCTTGGCCACCAGCTTCGCCACTGTTTGCTGTGCCGCCCCACGGAGCAGATTTTAAATCAAATGCTGGCAGTAGTAGTGCGTCCTGTGCTGCAATAGACATTGAACTATCAAAATTAACTTTATACAACACTAGTGGACTATCTTGGCGTTCGTCCATTGCTGCCCACGATGCATCATTTAGTGATACTTCCAGACCATTTAAAAATGTTTCTACTGTTGTTACATCTTCTACTGTTATTGTACTGGTTGTTACTGTTTCTAGTTGCGCCATGATAATGTGCGGAGCAAAATCCACAAAGTACTTTGCGCCTGCATTGCCAAGTGAACCGGTAATGCCTCTGATTTTGCCTGTGTACAAAAATGGTTCTGGATAATTTTTTGTGGCTCCTGTTATTGGATCTCTGCCTACAAAGTCTAACTTTAGAACATACAGCATTGACTCAAAATTAACGCCGCCGTCTGTTGATTTGTTTAAGTAAGACCCAATTGTTAAAATTCTGTCTAGTAAACTAAAGCCTAATGGTTCTATTAGATCGAATGTAATTTGTGTTACATTTGCATAACCATTTTGCACTGAGCCGGTATTTGACTTAATCATTACGTTTTGCACTGCATAACCAGCTTCTACTCCGTCTTCTGCAATAATAACTGCTTTGCCTGCGTTTAGTGCTGCGTCATCAGATTGGCTAAGCCATGCAAACGGATCATTGAACACTTCACTGTCAACAATATAGAATGTAAATTTGTAGGTGCCTGACGAAACGGTATTGAGCCAGTTGTCTTTTAACATGTTATGTAAACCTTGTTGGTACTTTTATCTTTAGTCCTGCTTCAAAATCAACAATGGGATCATTGAGTTCATCTTGGTTAATTACTGCAAATATCCACCATAATTTAGCATTGCCATATAAATCGTTTGCTAGTACGTCTGGGCGTTGGTGATATTTATTTTCAATAGTGTATGTATTTGTTGATATATTTTTAATGTCTGCAACAGTTGGTTCCCATATCCCAAGGTATTTCTTATCTTCGATTACAGTTGATCTATAAAGGCTATCTCTTCTATATTCTGTCATTATGCAAAGCCTCCAAGTAAATTTCCTTTTGCGAACGTATTAATATTAAATTGCTTTCTAACTTCACTTGGCGCAAGTTGAACAGACAGTTCCAATGATATAACTAACATCGTTGGGATAATTCCATATTCAGTTTCTACGTAGTTAACATCTTCTGGTAACGTGTAGTTGAAACTTCTTATAACTACAGGTGTTGCTTTTGCATGTAGTGCGTTTCTGCCATACACTCTAAGATTTAGTATCGGTGGTGGTGTGCCTGCTGTCGTTCTACGCTGTTCGCCGAAGTCTGGCTTTGTGCATGTTTTAAAGAAGTGAAGCATTGCTGCTGTATGACTTGCTTCTTTGATATCATTTGCTGTGAAATTCGCTGTGATACTTATTGATGGATTCTGTGTTGATATAAAGTATTGCGGTTGATACGCTGTATGTGTGACATCATACGAGCCATAGTTTGCTTGATGTCCAAATTGAATTGTAGGAGTGTATGGAAAAATTAAACCGCCGTCATCCTTTAACGGAGCAAGTATACCTTCTAGATCAAACGGATTACCTGCTTTCACTTTTAGTGATACGCTGCCGTGATATGAATCTATAAACTCGTTGTTAGATGAATCAACTATCATTGGAAGTTATCTCCGTCCATTGGATTCTGGCTTAGTATATTTCGTAGTGCATCATACATTGGCTTTGCAATGCCTGAGCTTGCTGCGCCACTTGCAAACGAATTAAAGTCGCCTGCTCTAACAGCTTGTCGCATTTTACTGGCACTCATTCCTTCTGCGCCATCTGCGTCTGGGTCGCGTTGTCCTGCACTTACTACATTAATACTGTTAAAGTTATATTCTTTGCCGTTATAATCATTTAGAATTTTATTGAACTCGTTAATTCTGTCGCTTCCTGCTACATATATAATATCTGTGTATCCAAGAAGTTCTAACTTTGCCATTGCTTGCATTACAGTTTTAACCTGTGAATCTCCTACTTTGACGTTTGGAAAACTTGCTTGCGCAAATTTAACCTTCATTTCAAATGGCAATGGATCTTTGTTTTCGTATCCCTTTGATCCTGTTGCTTTTGACTTGCTACCAGATGATTGGCTTAAAAATATATAAGCATCACCTTGTTGAGCTGCAACTGCATTAGCTAGTTTCTTGTGACCTATAGTAGGCGGGTTCATTCTACCAAAAGCAAATGCTGCAACTTTAGCAGGATTGTCTTCTGACATATTTATAATTTCATTTATGATCATAACGTATTTTTCCAATTCATACAAGTATTTATGCCTTTGAAATCAACGGTTGACTTGTGCGGAAAGATAAGCTATAATAGTATCAACGGAGGAATAATTATGGCAGCAGCACCTAAACAGTTTTATTTAACAAACAAAGAGTTACTCAAAGAGATCCATAAATCAAAGATGACGTATTGCTATGTCAAAGATGACCAGTACGCAGACTATGACTTGATTGTGGAATCATTTGATGACATTACAACAGAAGCGGTTTCTGAGTCTAAGCAGGCTCGCGCAACACGTATTCAAAAGAAAGCACATGATGTAGAAGTAAAACGTTGGGAAAAGGGGTTAACTGGCAAGAAGACAAAGCCACGCGTAGCTGATTTTTATGTAGATCCAGATTCTATTCTTGATACAGACATTGTTATTCGTGTAATGACATTTGAACATGTACCACTTGAAGCTCGTAAAAACAAACCAAAATCAGAAGCAGACTTACACAGTAAGTGTAACTTTCCACCATTTAAGCATTATGCATACGTTAACAATGAATTAGAAGAAGTAACTCGTAGTCATTGGGAAGGCGGCATGGACAATGGATACTTTAGTGTTACACACGGCAAGACTAACAACACACTAGGCGCTATGTACATTAAGTTGTGCGAACGTTATAGTATGCGCGGCAACTGGCGTGGTTACACCTATGTAGACGAAATGCGTGGTCAAGCACTTGTACAACTAAGCCAAATTGGACTACAGTTTAATGAGTTTAAAAGCCAGAATCCATTTGCTTACTACACAGCAGCAATTAATAATAGTTTTACACGTGTTCTTAACCTTGAGAAGCGTAGCCAGAACATTCGCGATGACTTACTTGAAGAAGAAGGATTAAATCCAAGCTTCACTAGAACTTTCAATGCAGAATGGGAAGCGAAAGAGAAGAAAGAAATTGAATTAATGAGACAAAAGAACTTAGACGCAAAGCTAAAATAAAGGTTAATTAATATATGTTATTTGAAAAAGCAGTAGTTTTTACAGATCTGCACATGGGTAATAAGAACAATTCACGTTTACACAACCAGGACTGTGAAGATTTTATTATATGGATGATTGAGCAAGCACACGAACGTGGTGTTAAGAAATGTATATTCATGGGCGATTGGCATCACCATCGTGCAACAATTAACGTTAGTACACTTAACTATACTGTAAGTAATTTACGTAGATTAAATGATTCGTTTGATGAAGTCATTATGATTATGGGAAATCACGATTTATATTATCGTGAGAAACGTGAGATACATAGTATGCCCATGGCTACTGAATTTCCTAACATACGTATTGTAAACGAAGAGATTTATCAAGAAGGCGACTGTGCGTTTGTGCCGTGGTTAGTTGATGATGAATGGAAGAAAGTTCGTGAAGTAGAATGCAAATTTATGTTTGGACACTTTGAACTCCCAAGCTTTTACATGAACGCACTTGTTCAAATGCCAGACCATGGTGGACTAAAAGCAGAAGACTTAAACAAACCACAGAAAGTGTTTAGTGGACATTTTCATAAGCGTCAAGAACGTGGTAATGTAATTTACCCAGGTAACTGTTTCCCTCATAACTTTAGTGATGCATGGGATGACGAACGTGGTTGTATGTTCCTTGACTGGAGCGGTGATATTGAATACGCAGCTTGGCCCGAGGCACCTAAATACAGAACTGTTCCTCTTAGTAAGTTAATAGATGATCCAGGTGCATATTTGTCTGATAAGACGTATTGCAGAATTGCATTAGACGTTGGTATTACATATGAAGAAGCAAACTTCATTAAAGAGACATTTGCAAAGCAATATGACTTGCGTGAAATTAGTTTAATACCAAGCAAGAAAGAAGAACACACAAGTGATTGGAACAAAGGTGTTGATATTGAAGTAGAAAGTGTTGATACAATTGTATTAACACAATTAGATTCAGTACAAAGCGACACTATAAAGAAACAAATGTTAATTGACATTTACAATGGATTGAGCTACTAAATGCTAAAGATTAAAAATATAACCGTACGTAACTTCATGAGTGTTGGCAATGTGACACAGGCTGTGCATTTTGACAACGCTGGGTTAACACTAGTGTTAGGCAATAACATGGACCTTGGCGGTGATGGTTCTCGTAACGGAACAGGCAAAACAACTATCGTTAACGCATTAAGTTATGCAATGTACGGCGCAGCATTGTACAATATTAAAAAGGATAACTTAGTAAACAAAACAAACAACAAGGGCATGCTTGTAACATGTGACTTCGAAATGAATGGAATTGACTATCGTATTGAGCGTGGTCGTAAAGCCAACGTATTTAAATTCCTTGTTAATAACGTAGATGATAATGCTGAGATTACAGATGAAATGCAAGGCGAAGGACGTGAGAGTCAGCGTGTAATTGAGCGTGTGCTTGGCATGAGTCACACAATGTTTAAACACATTGTTGCATTGAATACATACACAGAACCGTTTCTCAGTATGCGAGCAAATGATCAGCGCGAGTTAATTGAACAGCTCCTTGGTATTACAAAGCTAAGTGAAAAGGCTGACGTACTTAAAGAACTTGTTAGGACTAGCAAAGATAAAATACAACACGAAACATATCGTATTCGCGCGTCCGAGGAAGCAAACGAACACATAGGTAGTACTATCAAAGACCTAGAACGCAGACGTAGCATTTGGGAACAGAAGCGTACTAAAGATATGCAAAACTTTAAAACCGACTTGTTAAATCTACAACACATTAACGTTGATGATGAACTAGAAGCACACGCAAAGTTTGAAATATTTCAAAGTAAAAAAACACAAATAGATACTTTAACTGCGGAAATAGCAAGGCTAACTACTAGTAACGAGCGCGAACAGAAACGGTTAGACAAGGCACAAAACGACCTTAATGCTACGTTGGAACACACATGCTATGCGTGTGGACAAGACTTACATGACGAACAGCATGAGAAGATTGTTGCAGAGAAAAATGAAATACTAACTGAAAGTAAAGAACATGTTACTGAATATGTTACTAAAATAGAAGAGTATACCATTGCATTAAATGAAATTGGTCCACTTGACATTGCACCTAATATGCACTATAATAGTATAAAGGAAGCATACGAACACCAGAACAAATTAAGTGCTACTAGTGCAAACATTGATCGTGCCGTAGATGACATAAATCCATACGATGATCAAATAATTACATTAAAAAGCACTGGTCTGCAGGTTGTTGACTGGAGTGAGGTAAATAGACTAAACGAACTAAGAGAACATCAGGAGTTTTTATTGAAACTACTTACAAACAAAGACAGCTTTGTACGTAAGAAAATCATTGAACAAAACTTACAGTTCCTTAACACACGGCTAGAATATTACATTACACGATTAGGCCTTCCACATGAAGTACAGTTCCAAAGTGACTTAACTATTACTATTACACAGTTAGGACAGGACTTGGACTTCGACAACTTGTCAAGAGGCGAGCGTAACAGATTAATACTTGGACTAAGCTGGAGTTTTCGTGATGTGTTTGAAAGTATGAACCATCCTATAAACTTGGTTTGTATCGACGAACTAGTAGACAGCGGCATGGACACTATTGGTGTCGAGAGTGCATTAGGCGTTCTGAAGAAAATGGAACGTGAACGTCATAAGAACATTTTACTTATTAGTCACAGAGATGAGCTAGTAGGCAGAGTAGACAATGTATTACAAGTTACAAAAGAGAATGGCTTCACTACATTTAATGTAGAATTGGAAGTCATTGACGCATAGAAGAATATAATTTGAGCAGTGAAAGCAAAACTAGCAACTGGACTTATAACAATGTAGCAGTTGATGAACTGCCGGTAGATGTTGAAGGGTTTGTATATTTAATTACAAACCTTACTAACAACCGTAAGTATATAGGTAAGAAGTTAGCAAGGTTTAAAACAACTAAGCCTCCTCTTAAAGGAAGAAAGAATAAGAGACGAGGCACAAAGGAAAGTGATTGGAGGACCTATTGGGGTTCTTCAGATCATTTGAATGCAGATTTATTAATGTTAGGTGAAGAAAGCTTCACTAGAGAAATTATACATTACTGTCCTAGCAGAGGAGTATTAAGTTACTTAGAAGCAAAAGAACAGTTTGATCGTAAAGTTTTAGAATCAGATGATTACTACAACGGTATTATTAATGTGAGAGTTGGAAGTTCTAAGATTCTCACAGAGCATTTAAGAAAGGTCGACAAGCTATAGCATTTATGTTATGCTGCTAACAAGAAATACACAGACACCAAGTCAATTCAAGCACAGACACCAAGTCAATTCAAGCACAGACACCAAGTCACGCTAATACAAACACAAAATACATTTCTAATACATTTCTAATAAAGGCACCACATGGCTCTGTTTGGTCGGGTTTCTCGACTACACCTTGAGGTTACGTGCTAATTCACGTGATCGGATACTGGTGTGCCCTTGGTCAATGCGCTGGTCTGACCAACCAAAATGAGTAAGCTCTCCTGACAATTTGGAACTTACGAGTAGCCTTTAGTCGTCGTTATGGCAATAGGTGTTCTTGCGCTGATAAGCAGTAAGTAAAGAGGTACCGCACAACCGCCTCTTCCGTGTGCTAATACGGTTTTACTATAACGAGTGGGTAACTTTGATGGGAAATGTTCTGACATTTTTATTGAAATTATTTTGCATTTGGCTTTATAAAGCTAAGTGTGAATAACAAATCAAGGAAATAGTAACTAATATATAATCATAAATATAATTACTATGTTGTATATCACTATTAGTTAATCTTAAGTATAAGAGTTCTAAAAATAACATTGAAGTAATGCTTTAGCATTACGAAGATGATGATGTCGTAAGACATCGATATACTAAACAATATATAATCTTAATATGAAATGGACAGCTATGACTTTTGAAGAGTTCTGTATAAAATTTGTCGAGTGGACTATAAGAGATGTAGAAGCAAAAAAACTTGATGGCTTTGCTGTATGTCCATTTGCCCGTAAGGCTAGAATAACTAATGCAATTCAGTTTATGGATTGCAGAGATAATAACTTAGATAGTTATAGAGCATTTGATAGAACTAAATTTGAAATTGGCATTGCGTGGGTAGATGGTAATAATATAGTAGATGTACAGACTGTACTTGACGTCTTGTCAAGCGAACATCCAGAACTACTATACTTTACTAGTACACCAGAATCTGGGCATTTTGTTCAAAACTTTACTAATTGTGTGTTTATACAATCACGAGAGGACATAATGGAAAAGAGAGCAGTAATGCAAAAGACCAGCTATTACGACAGCTGGCCTAAAGCTTACTTAGATAGTATTACTTCCGTGTAACACATTATCGTGTTTTAGCTGCTTTTGCAGCCGCGTTAGATTCTTCTTTGTTTTTGTTTAATCGTTCTACAAATAATGCCAACGCATCAACAGGCATTGTCATTATTTCATTGTATGAAACTAAACCTCCCGATTTGATAACTAAATCAAAATAGCTAGACTCTGTTGCTTTTAAGTCATTGTTGTAACGTTCAACAATTTCATATATTTCACTGGGTTGTCGAGACGCTATCAACCCGCGAAAAAATTTGCAAGATCCAAGTCAATGGTAGTTTCCCACTCGTGTCCACAATCTTGGCATTTTGCGTTAAACGATGTATCAATTTGATTGTCGCTTAGATCTTCTACGCATGTCTTAATTAAATCATAATCAGACTTTGTAATTGACTGTAACCATTCTAGTATAGTAGCATAGTCAACAGTTGCTTCTGACTCAGGCGCAGTAACACTAGTAATTGAGTTAGCAATCAACTTCACTGTAATGTCTGCAATTTCAATAAACGTTTCACCAAATCTACGTTGGCGTTCTTCGTCATCTAATTCAGCGTCACTCAAGTTCTCAATTAACTTTTGTTGCTTAATACGCTGTAGTTGAAGCCTAGTGCGATCGTATAAGTTATACGGCTTGCACGAAAGGTTAAACCCGTTGTCAAAATTAACCTCGTTTGAGCTCTCATTTAATGTTACAGTACCTAGTAACGCATTGGTACTGATGCTTAATTGGTTCATGTGATCGCATTTTGGACATTTTATATCAACATCAATTGCTTCACCGTAACTTGCTTGTCTAATAGCAATTAGTACAACCATTAGATCATTCACTGGCATTTCGTGTGGATCTCCGATACCTGGCGCACAACTTTTAATTAAACTAAAAGTAGCTTCACCGTTGAACAATGCATCTGGTGTCTTAGATACAAGTTCATCTCTTGCTGTCATACTGTATACAGCAAGTTCACCGTCTACACTTAATGTTGGCTTTGTATTATAATACCTGCCGCCACTTGGCAGTGCAACATATAACGCAGGCTTTCTATATGCCTGAATAAGAGGATTTGTCATTTTTTTCTCCATAAATACTGTAGTAGTATAAGTGTATTTATCAAATTAAAATACCAGTTAATTGCAAGGAAACCATGGATCAAGAACTAATACAGCAGGCAATACAGCAAATTCACGCACAATATCCGTGGGCCAGCGAAGATACAGTACAACGAATCGCACAATTGAGCAGAAGCAGCAGCATCAAGACTACTGCATTAGCTGTTGCAATACAGCAAGTAGCAGGCGCCGCTGATGCAAAGCAACTAGAAACCTACATAAAAAATGCAACACAAGATTTAAATCGAAGTTTAGCAGATTCTAACAGAACAACTAATGCAATTGACAAGCACACACGTAACTTGGGCAGCAGTTTAATGTCCAAATCAAGCGGACTTGAAAATATGACCGAGCTTGCTTCGGCTGGATCAGAGGCAATGAACGCAGCTGCGCATGGATTAACAGACATGTTACCAGGAAGAGCAAAAGCATTTAAGTGGGCCGCTACGTCCACTACAGGAGCAGCAGTTGCTTTAACAGGCATTGCAGCAGTGTTTGCTAAACTAATTAGTAGCCAAGAAAAACAATTACGAGCAATGATTGACTTAGGCGTTGTAATGGGAGACGTTGATAATTATACAGAAATGCGTGGACAAGCAGCCGCATTTGGTATGTCTCTTGGTGATTATCAAGCAATATTACAACAGACAGGTGCAGTTATAACATCAACATCTGGAAGCATGATTGAAGGATCAGGTCGCATGTTTAGATTCTTAACTGATGATAACATGGTAAAAAGTGTTAAGAACTTTGGATACACACCAAAGGAAACCGCGGCATTGTTAGCAGATGAGACCGCGCAATTGTTTGCTTTAAACGAAATTAACACACTTGGAGCAGTAGAACAGAAAAAAGTAATTAATAGTTTCGAGGGCGCTAACCAAATGGGTTTATACTTAGCAGACACGCTTGGTGTTCAGCGTTCAGCTATGTTAGCATCGAGGCAGCTACTGAGAGAAAATCAAGACTATCAGTTAGCATTTGTACAAAATACAAAATATTTAAACGAAACATTCGGTGATGGCGCTGCAGCAAGAAGCAGAGAAGGCGCAGATTTCCTAATGATGCTAGCGTCTGGCACAATGGGAGACACGTTTGCAGGACAACTAGCTGATGTAATAGCAGGCACTACTGCTGATATACAGTTTGATCGTAGTGCAGTTAACAACATGCTTGATCCACAATTTACAGAAATGCTACAAGGACTTGGACCTAGTGTATTCCAAGGAGTAGTAAAATTAATAGAAGACAATGCAATTGGTTCAATAAAAACTCCAGAAGATATGGCAACAAGATACACTGAAATACTTAAACTTATAAAAGGTTCATCTGCATTGTTAGGTACAAGCTCATTTGCAGATGATGTAAACATGGCTATTGCTACAGCAACAACAGTGCCTCTTGCGTTTCTAGAAGGAACTGCGGTTGAAATAAAAGCACGACTCGAAGCCGCACAATCAAAAGTTGATGGCGCAGACGACAGTATAGAAATAGTAGGATCTGTGTCTAAGGCATTCATGCAAGGACTGCACACTGTAACGCCAGGATTTAGTTCAATGGGAACTGTAATGACTGTTATGGAAAATTCAGTTGGCACTTTCACAGATTTCTGGTTAGATGTATTTGGATCAGGCAGCAGCAGTTCAATGACAGACGTCATGACAGACTTTCAACGAGATTCAGCAAACGCTTACCTAGCAGCCCCTGGTTTTAACGTCAATGATAATTTGCCTATTCGTACAAACACATCTGTTAGTGGAACACTGACAGTGGAACAAGCAACAACTAGTGTCAGTTCCATTACTGATATAGTAAATAAAGCACAACAAGAACATGATTCTCTTGTGGATCAATTGAATAACTTCGAAGACGGCAGAGAAGTAGATCAAGTACAGGTAGAATTACTTAAACAAAATATAATAGATGCCAGAGCAAAGCTACAAACTATTAGGTTAGACGAATTTGCAAAATCTAAAAGCAGAGAAACATTAATAAAAGACTTAATGGAAACAGGCTATAACATACACAGCGATATTAGATCAATTGCGTTAGAAAACAAACGTAACGACTTAGTTGACATTGAGGCTGCAATAGAAAAAGCAAAGATTGAAGGCGAAACAGCTACAGTTACCGCGCTAGAACAAGAAAGAACACAAGCACAAACTATAGTAAGCGATGCTATACTTAAAGTTACTGAACTAGAAAAGAAAGCAGAAGAAAATCAATTAGAACAAGATTCAGCAGCTGAAGCTGCAATATTAGCACAACAACGATTCAGAGATCAACACATTGCAATTGATATATTAAAAGAACAACTAACAGCCGCAAATGATCCAGATAAGTCGGCGTATGTAGCATTGGAAAATGTGCTAATTGCAAATAATGTGCTCTTAACTCAAAAGCAAGCGGCATTAAATGATGCATTAGTAGTGCTCAATCAGACTAAAAATCAAACACCTGCTACTGTAACAACTAGTAGTAATTTCGAAGCAGGCGCATCATTGCAAGGTGTAATGTTAGCTGAACTTACTAAACAAGGAATAACTGATCCAACAGCACAAGCTAATATACTAGCTATGATACAAGGTGAATCAGGTTGGCAAATGCAATCAGAACGCAGTTATAAAAACACAGACAACGATAGAATTCGATCAGCAATGGGTAACAGAGTACAACATCTTAATGAGTTTCAGCTTACACAGTTAAAGCAAAACGACCGCGAGTTTTTTGATGTAGTATACAGCAATATAGGCGGATATGATTACAGAGGACGAGGTTTTATTCAACTTACTGGTGAACAGAATTATAAATTAGTAGGTGAGATGATTGGTCAGGATTTACTTGGCAATCCAGATTTAATGAATACTCCGGAAATTGCCGCCCAGGCAAGTGCTGCATACTTTAATCTCCCATGGTGGCAAAAATATCAAGATAATCTCGATAACATGTATACAGCATACAAAGTTGTATATGGAATAGACCCTAGAGACATGGCGCCAGGCGCAGCACAGGATATGAGATTAACTGATATTGCAGAACGCCAGGTATTTGCAGGTGAATATTCACAAGCATTGAATTCAGGAAAGCTATCAGCAGCTAATACAATTGCACCAGCAGCAATCGATGCACAGACAAAGATTAGATCTCTTCAACATGATATTTCAATGATCATAGACGAAGACGGCGATGGAATAAATACAGCTACAAAGGAATTATCAAATGACCAACTAGGAACATTGATAGCACTAGAACGTCAACTGACTGCTGAAATTGAAACCTTAGCTAAGTTAATGGATACAAGCGGAGCATAGCATGGCAGAAAAAACAAACAACATTACATTACCAACTGGCGACACAGTATCTATACCTGCCTGGGCTAGCGAAGAAACAATGAATCGAGTTGCTTCATATATGTCAGCTACTAACAAAACAGACCAGCAATTTGTAAAGCTAATGAAGGGAATGGGCAGCGACATGAACTCGTTGCAAAAAACTATTGCAAGCATGGTAGATGCAACTCAGCGCGACAACGCTCAAGACCAAGTACAACAAGAAAGCAATGAAGAATTTAGTAGCAAAGTAGTAAAAGCATCAAAGGGAATAAACAAAGTAATGGGCTTCTTTGACCAAGCAGATAAGCCACTGACTGCATTAACTACAGGCGCTAGCAGCCTTGTGTCAGCTTCACAAAAATCTAAAACTGGAATATTAAATTTTTCTAGCATGATGGATACTGGTAGCGCAGGAATGGCAGCACTTGGCACTGCGGGAAATGTTGCAATTGACGCAGTACTTGCATACGCAGGCTGGAATGCTGCAAAACTAGAACAGTTCGCAGTTGCTCAGTCAAAAATAATAGACGCGGGTGTATTGTACGGTGAAGGCGCATCTGCATTTGACGATATAAGAAAGCGCACAATTGATTCTGGTAATACATACACTTCGTTGATAGACAACGTGCATCAGTTTGGAGAAGGGATGCTAGGACTCGGCGACACAATGGGCGCTGGCGTAAGTACATTTACAAAGTTTTATGCAGCATTGGACCAGACAGCAGAAGGCTTAGGCGATTTAGGATTAAAATCAGTTGATATGCAAAAAGCATATGCAGAGTATATATCTTATTCGCGTAGAACAGGAAGAATTAACAAAGACTTAAACAACAGTGCAAGCCAAGTAAACAAGAGATTCATTGATTTACAAATAGAAGCAGGCGCAGTTGCAAGTCTAACATCATTAGAACGATCTGAAGCAATGAATCGTTCACTGCAATCAGTTGATCAGTTCGGTGAAGCCGCACAAATGACTCTAAGGCAACACGGGTTACCAGGTCATGCAGATGTATTAGAAGCAATCACAATGCAACTTGGAAGAGTGGCACCTGATATGAAGATGATGCAAACAATACTAGATGCGTACCAGCGCGAAGCATTTGAAAAAGCAGGTAATGGCAACATGGCAGATTTTGATATATCTGCAAGAATAGAAACAATGATGCCAGGGCTAACAGCCGCAGTAAGCAATGTAATGCCTGGATTTATTAATGGATTAGAAGAATTAACACGTAGCGGAACAGCAAGTGCAGACGACATATCTGGTTATGTTGCAAAGGCAATAAAAGCTGCAGATGTGGAAATTCGTTTAGCATCACAAGGCTCATCAGCTGACAGTGTAGCTGGTATGGTATCTGAACTTCAGACAGCAGCAATTACCGTGAATCGACAACAAGGAAATTTAGCAGAAGATGGTGCATTAGACCAAGCTATACTAGAACAACGTAATAATTTAAAATCTGCAGGATTAGTTACAACACAAATGAATAACATGACTACACGGTTCTTGCAATTACAAGAAACATTAACAATGGATATGGAAACAACCGCAGGCATGTTTGATAAACTAAATACCGTGTTAGCAGGAAGTAAAGAAAAACTCCAAAAGCTTTTGAAATTCGCTGGCGTTGATAATAATAACGATTTTGGTGGAATCGATGGATCTGATCCAACTGCAAAAACAACATCATTAAACGGCAATGTAGTAGACAATGGTACGTATGTTTCGCCTGTATTAAATAACAGTTCAACTGATACAGCAGGGTTTACCGGAGACGCAACTGAATTAACAAGTGGTACTGGATTGGATATAAACACAGACACTGCTACTAATACAGCATTGGATTCTACTATGGCAACTTTAATTAGTAAAGATATGCTTACAGTTTCTGATTTTACAGATTTTACACAAATATATAATGTTGAAAACACTGTTGCACAATTAAATTCACTTACGCCAGAAATGCGAAGACGCGCAACAGGCGCACTTGTTGATTTTGAAAAACAGTACCAGGGCACTGATATTAAATTAATGATCACAGACGGATTTAGAAGTAACACACGAAGCAACCAGTTAAACAGTAGCGGTATAACAGCAGCACCGGGTGGAAGCAGTTGGCACAATTATGGCTTAGCATTTGATGCACTCGGTGTACAAAACAGCGAAATAATTGAAAACAACAACGGCGGATTTTACAAAGGCCCAAATTCTATCCTTGAAGGAATAATGAATAAGCACGGACTTGATAATGTGCAAGGTGTAAACGACCCAGGCCATTTCCAAGCAATAGAAACATCGGCTGTTGTACCAAGCAATATCAAAACAGGCGTAGTTACACCAATTGCCGCAGTACCATTGTGGCACAACTTTAGTAATCCAACAAGTGAAACAGCTGACGCAGGAACAAGAAGCAACTCAACTACAGCTAGTGCTTCAAAATCTGAAATAACAATTGCCAAAGAAGTATGGGTGCCAGGCACCCAATTCACAGAAAATCAATATGCTGCTGTTACAACAAGCAAAGACCTAGGAAATGAAATAAGTCCTGAAATACAAGTTGCGTATGATTTAGGTCCTAAACCAAGACGTGCAGGCGGCCAAGTTGCAAGTGGAGCCCCTTACATAGTTGGAGATCAAAATGGATTAGATAGTGCTGAACTATTTGTTCCAGATGGCGCTGGAAGTGTAATGAATAACACTAGCTTGATGCAACTAATTAAATCTATTAGCGAAAATAGGTTGACAGATACGTCATCAGGTAATATAATTAAGAATAGTACAGACCTCTCTGAGTTGTTGCATAGCAAAGAAGCCGTTGTTCAAACGCTTAAAACATTACAAACTATCGTAAAACGGTTGAATAATACGCAAAATCAAGCGATTGTAACCGACATGACTAACTCGAGATAAATACACTTACAATAAAGGTACCTTAAGACAATGAGCTGGAAAAAACATTTTACAAAATACGAACCAAACAATGGTAATGCTTTTGGACAAAAAACAAATCGATGGGCAAGTTGGCTTCCAGAAGTCTACAGCGGTCAACCAAACCGAGTAGAACGATATGGTCAATACGACATCATGGACCAAGACAGCGAGATAAACTCGGCGCTTGACACCATTGCTGAATTCAGTACACAATTTGCAGCAGATACCAAACTACCATTTAAAGTTAACTACAAAGACGACGCAACTGAATCAGAAGTCAATGCATTAGAAACAGCATTACGTCAGTGGGTAAACATCAATGAATTTGATCGTAGAATACATGGATTGTTTCGCAGTTGTATTAAGTATGGCGACCAGTTCTTTATACGCGATCCGGAAACATATAAGTTATACTGGGTAAACGTACAAGATGTGTCTAAGGTAATTATAAATGAAAGTGCTGGCAAAGAAGTAGAACAGTACCTTGTAAAAAATATTAGTTTAAATTTACAAAGCCAAGTAGTAGTTGACACTAAGCAAACACAAGATGCTCAGTCTGGTACTGCAATGCTTTCACCTAACAAAACAAATGCAGGCATTGTTAATACTGGCGGCACAAGCTCTCAAATGACAGAGTTTGCAGTAGACGCATCAAACATGTTACACATTGCACTTAGTGACGGATTAACAAACGCTTGGCCGTTTGGTAACAGTATACTTGATAGTGTATTTAAAGTGTACAAGCAAAAAGAATTATTAGAAGATAGTATTATTATCTATCGTGTACAACGTGCTCCAGAGCGTAGAGTATTTTATGTTGATGTTGGTAACTTACCACCGCATAAAGCTATGGCATTTGTTGAGCGTACTAAAAACGAAGTACACCAAACACGTATTCCAAATATGAGCGGTGGCGGAACAAAAGTAATGGACGCTGCTTACAATCCATTATCAATAATGGAAGATTATTTCTTTGCTCAGACAGCAGAGGGTCGTGGATCAAAAGTAGAAGTATTACCAGGCGGTGACAACCTAGGTGAGATTGACGATTTAAAATACTTTAACAACAAGTTAATGCGCGGCTTGCGCATACCAAGTAGTTACTTACCAACTGGAGCAGACGATGGTTCTGCGTCATACACTGATGGACGTGTAGGCACAGCAATGATACAAGAATTCCGTTTTAGTAAGTACTGCGAAAGATTACAAAACACTATACTTCCACCACTGGACAGAGAATTTAAAATGTTCATAAAAAACAGAGGAATTGAAGTATCAAGTAGTTTGTTCGAATTAAACTTTATTGACCCACAAAGCTTTAGCCAGTATAGAGAACTTGAACTTGACACAGCACGTGCATCTTTGTTCTCTAACTTAGAAGGCGTTCCTTATCTTTCAAGACGCTTTATATTATCAAAATATCTTGGACTATCAGAAGACGAAGTTATTAATAATGAGCGCATGTGGAAAGAAGAAAACAACACAGATGAGAATTCGTTTACAAATGATTCAGCCGCAGACTTAGGCGGCCTTGGTGTTAGAAACACTGACATTGATACGTTTGAACCAACTGACGTAGATGCAGAAAACGATCTAGGAGATGACATGGAAGTTGATGTAGACAATCCATCTCCAATGGGTAACACAGCACCAGGAGACACTGATGAGATTTAATGACTTAGCACAGAACGCAGAAGAAGATAACTATAATAAGTGGGAACTCGACGACACTAGACGTCCTAGATTAACCTTGCGTCACTTACACAAAATGAGAAACATGAAAGAACTAGCCAAAGCAGAACATGCAGAACAGGTAGCTGATTATAAAGATATCTATGGTGCAAATGACGCTGATGGCGTGTAAGATAAATAAAAGAGTAATCGTAGTCAAAACTGCGGTTTTATACGTATAATACATTGGTCTGTACCAAGACTTCTTAAATATATATGTTATAACCTGTTTAATAAAGGAGACACAAACTATGAGTAATCGAGATCGTTATAAGAAGATCATTGAGAGCCTAGTGAACGGAGACGAAGCATCAGCTTCAGATCTATTACATGAGGCTTTCGTTGAAAAAGCACGTGAAATCTGGAATGATATCGTTGAAGCAGATGAAATCATTGAAGATGGCGTAGCAGAAGAAGAAATTGAAGAAGCTATCGGCAATGAAGAAGCTGATGATTTCCTTGATGACATCGAAACAGACGAAGAAGAAATTGAAGCAGAAGAAGCATTTGGAGAAGCAGAGGAAGACGAATTAGACGACCTTGAAGCTACAGATGAACTTGGCGACGAAGCACCAGACTTTGACATGGATGGCGAAACTGATGAACATGAATCAGAACACGGCGACATGGAAGAAAAATTAGTTAGTGTGGAAGACGCACTAGCAGACCTTAAAGCAGAATTTGCTAAAATTATGGGCGATGACGAAGGCGAAGAAGAGGAAGGCGAATTTGAACCAGAAATGGACATTGAACCAGAATTTGAAGAAGCATTTGTTGAGTCTACAGATACTGAAGAAGAATCAGAAGAGCTTGAAGAAGCAGCTGACCTTACTAAAGTAGGCAAAGACGGCATGCATCCAGCAGATATGCCAGCAGGCGATGACGGAAAATCATCACCAGTTGCAGGCAAAAATGATATGGGTGGAAAGACAGTTCAAACAGGCGCTAAAGCATCTGAGGGTTCTAAAAAGGGCTTATCAGACGAAAAAGCAAAAGAAATGGGCGTAGCACATCCAGGCAGTGGCGCAAGTCTCAAACCTGAAACACGCGGCCACGGCGCAGAAAAGAAAGGTAACACTGAGTAATGTTAACACTAAAAGAACATCTAACATTTGATCAAGCAAATATCATAACTGAGGCCAAAGATAACGGCCACGGCGGTAAAAGCTTGTATATGGAAGGTATCTTTGTACAAGGTGACAAACGTAATCAGAACCAAAGAGTTTACCCGGTATCAGAAATATCTCGAGCTGTTAACTCAGTTCAAGAGAAAATCCAATCCGGTTATACAGTATTAGGCGAAGCTGACCATCCAGAAGACTTGCAAGTCAACTTGGATCGTGTAAGCCACATGATTGAAAAAATGTGGATGAACGGTGCAGATGGTTATGGAAGGCTAAAACTATTGCCTACTCCAATGGGGCAAATTTGCATAACCCTGTTAGAAAACGGCGTAAAGCTAGGTGTATCATCACGCGGTAGTGGTAATGTTACTGAAGGCGGATCAGTGAGTGACTTTGAAATACAAACTGTAGACATTGTTGCTAACCCAAGCGCACCAGATGCGTACCCAGATCCACTTTATGAACAAATAATGAACGGTAACAGAGGCAATATTTTGCTAGACGTTGCTGCCGCAAATTGTCATGATAATACAGCACAAAAATACCTCCAGGAAGAGGTATTAAAGTTCATTAACAACTTAGATATAAATAATAGGAGAAAGTAATGGCACATGCAATAGAACAACTCCTAAGTTCAGAAGTCCTATCAGAAGAAGTGCGTTCAACACTATCAGAAGCTTGGAATACAAAATTAAGTGAGGCTCGTGAAGAGATCACTGTTGAATTACGCGAAGAATTCGCAGATCGTTATGAAACAGATAAATCACAAATGGTGGAAGCACTAGATGCGATGTTATCAGAAACAATAAAAGGCGAACTGGTTGAATTTCAAGCAGATAAAAAAGCAGCAGTTGAATCTCAAGTAGAGTACAAGCGTAAAATTGTAGAACATGCAGAATTACTTGATGGTTTTGTGATGGAAACTTTAAAGAAAGAAATCGCAGAACTACGCAAAGACAGAAAGCTACAAGAAGGCAACTTCGCAAAGCTTGAAGACTTTGTAATGGAACAACTTACTTCAGAACTTAACGAATTCCACCAAGACAAGAAAGACCTTATTGAACAGAAGGTAAAACTTGTTTCAGAAGGTAAAAATATGATTGCTAAAGCTAAGGCAGCATTCATTGATAAATCTTCAACTAAGCTAGCTAGTATTGTAGAAAGTACGCTTTCAACAGAACTAGGTACACTTAAAGAAGACATCAAGAAGGCTAAAGAGAACATGTTCGGTCGCAAAATATTCGAAACATTTGCAGCTGAGTTTATGGGATCACACCTTGCAGAAGGAACACATATTAATACACTTTCTACAGAACTTTTAAACGTGAAGAATCAACTTGATGAATCACAGAAAGAGAACACAAATAAAGAGGCACAAGTCATAAAAGCACACAAGATCGTTGCTAAAATGAATGAAAGCCGCGCACGTGAATCAGCAATGTCTGAATTGCTTGCACCTTTATCGAAAGACAAGCGTCAGCTAATGACCAATTTACTCGAAACAGTTCAAACAACAAAACTGAAAGCATCATTTAATAAATACTTGCCAACAGTGTTAAACGAAACAGTAAAGAAACCACTAGCAGATAATAACAAGCTATTTGAGACTCAGAAGACTGAAGTCACAGGTAATAAGCCAGCTACAGCAGATGTTACATCTGAAGCTGAAATTATTAACCTTAAAAAATTAGCAGGTATCAAATAAAGGAGTATACCATGTCACAGAATTTATTCGAAAATTGGGGCGCAACTAAAGAAGCCCTTACTGACGGTTTAAACGGCAACAAGAAAGTTGTTATGGAATCAGTTCTAGAAAACACTAGACGTTACATTTCAGAAGCTGCAGATGCCGGAACTACAATGTCAGGCAACGTTGCAACATTAAACAAAGTTATTTTACCAGTAATCCGCCGCGTAATGCCTACGGTTATTGCTAACGAACTAGTTGGCGTACAGCCAATGACTGGCCCAGTTGGCCAAATCCACACACTACGTATCCGCTACTCACAGTCAGCTGGTGGCGTTGCAGCTGGTGACGAAGCATTATCACCATTCGCAATTGCTAAAGGCTATTCAGGTGATGCAGCAACTGGTGGACCATCATCAACAGCATCATTAGAAGCAGAAGCTGGACGCAAGATGTCTATCCAAGTTCTAAAGCAAACTGTTGAAGCTAAGACACGTAAGTTGTCAGCTCGTTGGACTTTTGAAGCAGCACAAGATGCTAACTCAATGCACGGTCTAGACGTTGAAGCAGAAATCATGCAAGCACTTGCACAAGAAATTACTGCAGAAATCGACCAAGAAGTTCTTACTTCTCTACGTACATTAGCAGGTTCTGCTACTGATACATACGACCAGGCAGCAGTGTCGGGCGTAGCAACTTTCGTTGGTGACCAGCATGCGGCACTAGCAGTTCTTATTAACAGAGCAGCTAACCTAATTGCAGCACGTACACGTCGTGGCGCAGGTAACTACGTTGTTGTTTCACCAACAATGTTAACAGTACTACAGTCAGCAACTACATCAGCATTTGCTCGTACTACAGAAGGTCCTTTTGAAGCACCTACTAATACTAAGTTTGTTGGTACACTAAACAACACTATGCGTGTGTTTGTAGACCAGTATGCATCTGATGCTACACCAATCTTAGTTGGTTATAAAGGCGAAGGCGAAATTGACGCAGCTGCGTTCTATTGCCCATATATCCCTCTAATGTCATCTGGTACAGTACTAGATCCATCAACATTCGAACCAACAGTGTCATTCATGACACGTTACGGTTACGTAGAGCTTAACAACCAGGCTTCATCACTTGGTAACGCAGCAGACTACTTAGCTAAGATCGATGTTACATCAGCTAACTTGTCTTTCCAGTAAATCTTACTAGAAATATAATTTACACAAAACAGGCTCTAAGGAGCCTGTTTTTTTATGACTAAACTACCAATGTCGTTGACATTATAAATAATATAATGTATAATATACGTAGATATGATTATATGTATACTGAATTATATTTTAGATAAATACATAGTGTAAAGGAATGTGTATGTAAGTTATATATTTTGCTATGTGATGTTAGCAAAATATATTGTGATAATAGTAATGAATTAAAACACATGAAATTTAATGCTTATTGCACATCTTAGTGTCAATTGTGTTGTACATATTGACACATACTAACAAAGCCCAGCATTGGGTAAAGTTAACAAAGGGAAGTTTATGTCGATTAATGTAAACCACAGTAGTGGAAAGATATCAACAGGTGGCAAAGATCTAGCCCTTGATGCAGAAGGCATTGGATACAATGTTAGTGTATCAAGCAATAGAGTAGTAGATGTACTCGATCCAATTAATCCACAAGACGCTGTAACTAAAATATTTTTAGAAAATGCAGTTAGTAACATAACAGGCGGAGTGGGTGTAACATTAAGCGATGTTCAAAACTTAATCAACAGCGCATTAGACACAATAAGTTTATTAACACCGCAATCACCACCTCAGTTTGCAACTAAAGTACTATCAGTTACTAGCTTATCAAGTTATAGAATTACAGATTTTACACAAACAAACAATACATTAACATCTATATCAGCATCACCTGGTTCCGTTGTTAATAACGTCACACGTTCTCAAAATTTTTATACTAACACACTAAGTGAAGCTGGGCCTGGTAATTCTGGAACAATCAATGTATACAAAAATGGTACAATTACATCAACTAAACTTCTAGATGCAACTATTAACAACGGCACATACACTGACACTGATAATTTAGTAATTAGTAATAATGTAGATTATGGGTCAATAACAGGCAATCCATTGGGATTTGATTATGTTATAAATGCTCAAGTAAGCGGCAATGTTCCTGCAGGATGGAATGATATATATGTTCAGCACGACCTTGTAGGCGGAACAAATTCTCAAACAAATAAAGTAGAATGGTACAGCGACCAAAGTTCACCAGGTAATCCGTTAGTTACAAACAAAAGCATTACACCTAGTAATGTAAACGTTGGTCAGGTATACTCTAGTACAATACCGCACTATACATCACAACAACAATTTGACATTAGCTTTAATGTGTCAAAATTAAGCGGAGATTTTTATCCTGCTACTGACAATTTTATTACAAGCGCAGGCACCAGCTCTAATAGTGCATTAAATACAATAAGCCCTATATCATATCAAGTAGCAGGCCTGCCTACTCCACTACCGAGAAACTATTTAAATGCAACATCGACGCTAATTGCAACATACGTGAATGTTAAAAATTCTACAAATATTGCAAGCGAAACTGAGACGCTAAGTATTAGAGTGGACAACAGTTACGCAACAGCAGTAGAAACATTTACAATAGGTTCCAAGATACTATATATGCGAGATGACAACAACATAACAAACATCATAGATGAAACGCAAGTTTCAGTTGAGTCAGTTGGTTACGGAAACGGCAACGCTAGACGCATATCAACTGTAAACAATGACACACCACCTGAAACAACGTTTAATGATTTTATAGGACAAACAAGTACATTGAATTCATGGGACGCAACAGTAGCAGGCGGCATACTGACACATGATCAAACAGATTACAGTGTTGGTTACTTGCCACCAGGACCTGATTTAAGCACAGGTAGATCTGCATCTCAGTATGTACAGTTTGCATTAAACAGAACAGCAGTATCTAAATTTGCAATAGAATACACTGGTAAAATAAGTGGCTGCTGGGTCAGATTACCAGGTGCTACAACAGATACAACTAGTTCGCAAAATGGTTGGTTAGATGCAACAGTACCGTACGAAGGAGTTGGTGTACCAGGCGACACTACAGCAGCAGGCGGCAATGGGTCAAATGGTTGTGGACTAGCAGGTGTAGTAATAACCGGATCACATCAAGCTAATAAAACTGTAAACATAACGTTTGGAACAGAATCGAGTTCCAATGCAACAGATGAAATGATTATATTAAGAATAAAGCTAGAGTCATTAGATTCCTTAACAAAGCTGAAATTTAAGACAGCAGACTAAGGGGACATTGATTGGCTATTAACGATACTAAAAAATTAGACTATCTTTGGAAGAAGTTAGGATATGGCTCAACTGCCACTGATGGACCTAGTAAAAAGAGTGCATCAAACGAAAGCATTCCAAGTCCTTTATTACTAAGAGGCGACAAGATTTGGGTTAACGCACATGAAGTTTCTGCCGTTATACCCACCACAAGTTCCGAGCATGTTCAGGTTCACAACGATACGCTGAGTACTACAGTAGAGTGTAGTATGGATAATACAGCAGAACCTTTACGTACATGGAAAACTGGTCAAGCTGACTGGGTACCACCAGAGTTTGGTCCAACATATCAAATCAAAGTCTATGTAGACTCACCAAGCGCCGGAGAACCTCAAACCACTGGAACACGACTATTCCCTGACGGGACTGGAAATGACGAATGGTTTTTTGATTATCAATCCGGCGTTATCCATTTTATCGGAGATTTGCTTCCTACTCCTGTTATTAATGGAAAAACTCTTTACATCACAGGTGCAAGATATGTTGGCGACACAGGACTGTCTAACTTCTCTACAGGCGGCGGTTCTGGCTCTGTTGGTGCATACCCTATATCTGACAGCTGGATATCAGACGGCACTGCAACTTCTTATATACTTTCATATTCACCTGCAAATGCAGATGCAATAGATCTTTATGTACATGACGTGTTACAGCGACCAAATGAAGTGTATAGTGTAGCCGGAAATATTTTAACACTAACAGCATCTCCAGCCACAGGCGCAGATATTTATGTTAAATACAGAACATCATTTACGACAGCAATTGGCATACCTGATAACAGCATTGAGCCTCGACATCTCAAAATTGTTTATACAAGTGACCAATATGCAGGTGATGGAATACAAACATTGTATGATATTAATCCCGGTCACACTGCTGACAGTATTTTCGTTATCGTTAACGGCCAGATTATCCCTCCGTCTATCTACACAGTAGTAGGCACTCGTCTTACACTTGCAACAGCGTCAGCTATTAATGACATAGTTGACATAAGATACCTACCAGTATAGTTTTCATATACGTTTACTAAAGTCAAATTGATATAAATACAATACGCACTGTGTGGTTCCCACATAGTGTGAATTCATGCGTATGAAAGAATTGTACGCTTTTATCAATATATTGATTGGAGAAATCTAATATGGCTTTTAGACAAATTAAAGCACCCGCACTCGGTACTGGTTCAGTAATCGTAGGCAAACTGGCCCCATCATCAGTTTCTGGCCAAACTGGTGCAGGTTCAGTCGCATCACTAGATACATTCCTATTGCACAGTGCATCATCGGACGCACTACTTAAAGTAACAGCAGCAGATCTTATCGGTTCATATACAACTGACGATCTATTAGAAGGTGCTAACAAGTACTTTACTAATGCCCTTGCTAAAGCAGCAGTAGTAACAGACATCGCAGATGCGGTTTCAGCAGAAGCAGTAATTGCACGTGCAGCAGAAGTAGCTAACACAAATGCAATCTCAGCAGAAGCAACTCGTGCAACAGCAGCAGAAGGCGTTAACGCAACTGCTACATCTGACGAGGCAACACGTGCAACAGGACGTGAAAATGCAATTGAAACTGCGTATCAGCTAGCTGATACAAATATACAATCACAAATCGACAATATTCTTACTAACGTCGATCCAGCAGCACTAGATTCACTTAGTGAAATTGTTGCTGAATTCCAAACACAAGACAGCGCACTATCTTCATCTATCACAGCTAACGCTAACGCTATTGCAGCAGAAGTTACAGCACGTGCAACAGCAGACGCTAGTCTAGCAGATGACATTGCAGCAGAAGCAGTAACAGCTAGAGCAGCAGAAGGCGCTAACGCAACAGCTATTACATCTGAAGCAGCAACACGTTTAGCAGATGATAACGCACTAGCAGCACGTGCAACAGCAGTAGAAGGCGACATTGTTACATTAAATTCAGGTCTAGCATCTGAAATTGCAACAACTGGTTCTGAAATTGCAACACTACAATCTGACTTAGCAACTGAAGTATCACGCGCAACTGGTTCTGAATCAGCTAACGCAACAGCTATTGCTTCAGAAGCAACAGCTCGCGCAAATGCAGATACAAGTGTTCGCACTGACTTTGCAACAGCAGACGCAGCAGTAACTACAGCTATGCAGACATATGCAGACGCAGCAGAAGCAGATGCAATTGCATCAGCAGAAGCAAAAGACGTAACTCGCGCAGCAACAGCAAGTGCAGACGCAACAGCTAAAGCTGATTCAGCTCAAGCAGCAGCAGAAGCAACAGCAAGTGCAGACGCAACAGCTAAAGCTGATTCAGCTCAAGCAGCAGCAGAAGCAACAGCAAGTGCAGACGCAACAGCTAAAGTATTAGCAGAAACAACACGCGCAGGCCTAGCAGAAGTTGCAAACGCAGACGCTGTTACAGCAGAAGCAACTACTCGTAGTGCAGCAGACGTTACATTACAAGACAACATTGATACATTGGAAACAACTGTAAACAATGTTATCTCTAACGTTGACGTAGCAGCACTTGATTCATTAACTGAAATCGTTTCAGCATTTGAAACAGCTGATACCGCTCACACAGCAGCAATCAACGCAGCAGCAACAGATCGCGCATTAATCCGCACAGAAGTTGGTATTTCAGAAGGCGCTATTACAACAGCATTGAACGCAGAAATTGCAACTACAGGCGGCGAAATCGCAGCATTAGTAGCGGCAGACACAGCAGAATCTGCAAACCGTGTATCAGGCGACGCAGCATCAGTTGCAACAGCAGCATTAGATGCAACAGCTAAAGCTGATCAAGCAGTAGTTGACGCAGAAGCAAAAGACGTAACACGCGCAGCAACAGCAAGTGCAGATGCAACTACTAAAGCTAACTCAGCTCAGGCAGCAGCAGAAGCAACAGCAAGTGCAGACGCAACTACTAAAGCTGATTCAGCAGAAGCAGATGCAATTGCATCAGCAGAAGCTAAAGATGTAGCACGTGCAGTAACTTCAGACGCAGCAGATGACGCATTATCTTTACGTGCAACAGCACTTGAAGGCGAAATGGATGCAGTTGAAGCAGATATTGCAACTAACGTAGCAGCTATTTCTCAAGAAGTATCTGATCGCGCAGCGGCAGACTTAACTCTTACTAATGGATTATCAGCAGAAGCAACAACAGCTAGAGCAGCAGAACTTGCAAATGCAAATGATATTTCAGCAGAAACAACACGCGCAACAGCAGCAGAAGGCGTAAATGCAACTAACATTGCAAGCGAAGTAACACGTGCAACAGCTAAAGATGGTGTACATGATACAGCAATCGCTACTAACGTAAGTGATATCGCTACTAACGCAGCAGCTATTACAGCAGAAACAGGACGAGCAACATCAGCAGAAGGTGTTAACGCAACAGCTATCTCAGATGAAGCATCACGTGCAACAGCAGCAGAAGGTGTTAACGCAACAGCTATCTCAGATGAAGCATCACGTGCAACAGCAGCAGAAGGTGTTAACGCAACAGCTATCTCAAGCGAAGCAACTACTGCTAGATCAGCAGAAAGTGCAAATGCAACAGCTATCTCAAGCGAAGCAACTACTGCTAGAGCAGCAGAAGGTGTTTTAACTACGGATGTGGCAACAAACGCTACAGCTATTTCAAATGAAGCAGCAACAGCTAGAGCAGCAGAAGGCGTAAATGCAACAGCTATCTCAAGCGAAGCAACTACTGCTAGAGCAGCAGAAAGTGCAAATGCAACAGCTATTTCAAATGAAGCAACACGTGCAACTGGAATCGAAGCCAGCCTACGTACAGATGTTGACACTAACTTAGCATCAATTAACAACATTATCAGCAACACTGATTCTGCAGCACTAGATTCACTAACAGAAATTGTTACTGCATTCCAAGGCGCAGATTCAACTATTAATGGTGCAATTACTGCACTAGCAGCTACAGCTTCAACAGATCGCGCAGCGATCCGTACAGAGTTTGCAACAGCAGATGGTGTTTTAACTACAGCTATCTCAAGCGAAGCAACTACTGCTAGAGCAGCAGAACTTGCAAATGCAAATGCTATTACAGCAGAAACAGGCCGAGCGACATCAGCAGAAGGTGTTTTAACTACAGCTATCTCAAGCGAAGCAACTACTGCTAGAGCAGCAGAGGGTGTTTTAACTACAGCTATCTCAAGCGAAGCAACTACTGCTAGAGCAGCAGAAGGCGCTAATGCAACAGCTATATCTGATGAAGCAGTAACAGCTAGAGCAGCAGAAGGTGTTTTAACTACTAACGTAGCAACAAACGCAACAGCTATCTCAAATGAAGCATCACGTGCAACAGCAGCAGAAGGTGTGTTAACTACTAACGTAGCAACAAACACAACTGATATTGCTACTAACGTAACTGATATTGCTACTAACGTAACTGATATTGCTACTAATGCAACAGCAATTACATCTGAAGCAACAACAGCACGTGCAGCAGAAGGCGCAAATGCAACAGCTATCTCAAATGAAGCATCACGTGCAACAGCAGCAGAAGGCGTAAATGCAACAGCAATTACATCAGAAGCATCACGTGCAACAGCAGCAGAAGGTGTTTTAACTACTGATGTAGCAACAAACGCTACAGCTATTGCAGACGAAGAGATTCGTGCAACAGCAGACGCAACTACTAAAGCAGACGCCGCTCAAGTAGCAGCAATTGCATCAGCAGAAGCAAAAGACGTAGCACGTGCAGCGACTTCGGACGCAGCAGACACAGCAGAAGCTGGCACACGTTTAGCAAATGACACAACACTACAAAGCAACATTGACGCAGAAGCAATTACAGCTCGAGCAGCAGAAGTTGCAAACGCAGACGCTGTTACAGCAGAAGCAAGCACAGCACGTTCAGCAGAACTAGCTAATGCAAATGCAACGGCAGCTAACTTAGTTGAAATTACAGCTACACAAGCAGGCGCAGGTTTATCTGCAACTGGTACGTATGTTGCTCCAACTACATCAAACTTCCATAATACAGCATCATCTCTAGCAGACGCTGACATGAAGATTGACGCAGCAGTTAAAGCAGAAGAAGTTGCACGTATTGCAGCAGACTCAACTCTAACAGCTAATTTAACAGCAGAAGCAACAACAGCACGTGCAGCAGAATCAGCTAACGCAACTAACATTGCAAGCGAAGCAACACGCGCAGGCGCAGCAGAAGTAGTTAACGCAAATGCAATTAGTGGTGTAGCAGCAGATCTAGTAACAGAAGCGGCAACACGCCTAGCAGATGATACTACTCTACAAACTAACATTAACACTTTATCAGCTACAGTAGCTAACGTGATCAGCAACGTTGACGCAGCTTCTTTAGACTCACTAAGTGAAATTGTTACTGCATTCCAAAACGCAGACGGTACTTTAACTGGAGCAGTTGCAGCTAACGTTACAGCTATTTCAGCAGAAGAAACTCGTGCATTAGCAGCAGAAGGCGCATTGTCAAGTGCAATAGCATCTGAAGCAGCTGATAACAATACAGACCACGCTACAGCAACAACAGATCGCGGAGCAATCCGTAGTGAATTTGCAGCAGCAGACGTAACATTACAAGCAGATATCGACACACGTTTACCACTAGCTGGTGGAACAATGTCAGGTAACGTTGCAATGGGCGGCAGCATGGTATCAGGCCTAGGCACAGCTTCACTACCAGGTGACGCAGTATCAAAGTCAGTACTAGATGCAGCAATCTCAGCACAAGATATGTCTCTTTATACAACAGATGATCTAGCAGAAGGCACGTCACTTTACTTCACAGACGCAAGAGCACGTTCAGCACTAAGTGTTGTTGACACAGCAGGCGCAGGCTTAGCAACATACGATTCAGCAACAGGTGTTATCACTATTGACACTAACGAATCAGTTCTAGACTTAACAGATGTATCAGATACTGATTACACTGGCAAAGCAGAATATGTATTAGCAGTTAAGCAAGACTTATCAGGTATGGAACTTGTTGACCCACTTACAATCTTTGTAACATCAGGTCGTCAAACTATCCCAGGTGATGGAGTAGCAACAACGTACTCACTAACTATTAATGCTACGCAAACATCAGCTTTGGTATTTGTAGGCGGTGTTATACAAGATCCTGCAACTCACTATACTATCAATGATGCAGCAGCAACAATTACTTTCGTATCAGCTGTTCCAGTTGACACACAGATAGTTGTAATTGCTCCAACAGCTGGACTAGATCCAACGTTAATTGATGGTCAAGTTACTAAAGAGAAGCTAGCAGCAGACATTAAAGCATATGTGCAGAAATCAGCAGTATCAGCTACAGGTTCAACTGTAACAGATACGTTTGACGGAACAGCATATCGTTCAGCTAAGTATGTTATCCAAGTGGATGACGGAGCTGGCAATTATGAAACACGTGAAGCACTAGTAGTACATGATGGCACAACAGCTTATATCACTGAATTCGCTATGGTTTATACCGGATCTGATTTAATTGGTGATGCAAGTGTGAATATGAATGGCAACAATGTTGAACTTACATATACACCTACATCAGGTACAGCAACAGTGAAGGTTATTGCAACTTACATTGATGTGTAATGTAAACTAAAAAACTAGGGTGTGGCAATGATGCTGCACCCGACATACCTGCTTTAATATGTAAATATAAAAGCAGTTAATATGGGAAAATTAATGGTAAATACATTACTACTCAATGTAGATTACTTTTTTCGCGAAAAAGGAAAATTAAATTATGGCACAGAAAAAATTTATAATCGACGGTGGATTCCAAACTAATGCTGATTCAGTACTAGCTGGCAATCTATCAATGACGGGTTCAATCATCCCGACAATTGATTCAAATGGTACAACAGGTTTCGACCTTGGTTCGCCATCAATGAAGTGGCGCGACCTTTATCTGTCGCAAGGTTCACTATACATTGACGGACAAAAGGTTATCGAATCTGACGCTGGTACGATTGTTGTACAAGCAGATGCAGGTCAGTCATTAACAACTAAAGTTTCAGGACTTGGTGTAATGACACTGTCGTCAGCTACAACAGTTAATATGGCAGCAACATTACAAATGCAGCCAGGTAAGAAGATTACTGACTCTGCAGGAAATGCAGTAACGTTTGGTGATAAAGTTGACATGGACAACAACCAAATCATCAATGTAGCAGCACCAACAGCAGACGGTCATGCAGCAAACAAAACATATGTTGACTCAGCAGTTAGTGACATACTTGGCGGAGCACCTGGTGCATTAGATACACTTAATGAACTAGCAGCAGCATTGTCAAATGATGCAAATTATGCAACTACTATAACAACTGCACTAGCTTTAAAAGCAACTACAGTTTATCTTGATGCGCAGGTTGCATTAACAGAAACATTTGCTACAGACCAAGCAACTACTAAAGCTACAGCAGCACAAAACGCAGCAGCAACAGATGCAACTACTAAGGCTAACACAGCAGAAGCAGACGCAATTGCAACAGCAGCATCAGATGCAACTATTAAAGCTAACTCAGCTGAATCTAGCGCAGCAACAGATGCAACTACTAAAGCTAACGCGGCACAGGCAGCAGCAGCAACAGATGCAACTACTAAAGCAAATGCAGTATTAGCAACAGCAGCAACCGATGCAACTACTAAAGCTAACACAGCAATCAGTACAGCAAGTGCAGACGCAACAGCTAAAGCTACAGCAGCAACTAACACAGCAAGTGCAGACGCAACTACTAAAGCTGATTCAGCACAAAGCGCAGCAGAAGCAACAGCAAGTGCAGATGCATCAGCTAAAGCTACAGCAGCACAAAATGCAGCAGAATCAGACGCAACTACTAAGGCCAACTCAGCAGAAGCAGACGCAATTGCAACAGCAAGTGCAGACGCAACAGCTAAAGCTACAGCAGCAACTAACACAGCAAGTGCAGACGCAACTACTAAAGCAGATGCGGCGCAGGCAGCAGCAATTTCAGCAGTAACAGGCGGCGCTGGCGCAGCATTTGATACATTAGTTGAAATCCAGAATGCAATGGCAACAGACGCTGAACTTTCAGCTGCAATTTCAAGTGTTACTTCTGCAAGCGCAGGCACAGCAAGTGCAGATGCGACAGCTAAAGCAGACTCAGCACAGGCAGCAGCAATTGCAACAGCAAGCTCAGATGCAACTACTAAAGCAGACGCGGCACAAAGTGCAGCAGCAACAGATGCAACTACTAAAGCTAACTCAGCACAATCAAGTGCAGAAGCAACAGCAAGTGCAGATGCAACTACTAAAGCAGACGCGGCACAAAGTGCAGCAGCAACAGATGCAACTACTAAAGCAGACGCGGCACAAAGTGCAGCAATCAGTACAGCAAGTGCAGACGCAACTTCTAAAGCTGACTCAGCAGAAACAGACGCAATTGCAACAGCAAGCGCAGATGCAACTACTAAAGCCAACTCAGCAGAAGCAGATGCAATTGCATCAGCAGAAGCAAAAGACGGTGTACGTGCAACAGCAGCAGCATCTGATGCAACTACTAAAGCTAACGCGGCACAAGGTGCAGCAGAAGCAACAGCAAGCGCAGACGCAACTACTAAAGCTAACGCAGCACTAGTGAGTGCAAAAGCATACACTGATGCAGAAGTAACAACATTACTTGGCGGAGCACCTGGCGCATTAGATACACTTAATGAACTAGCAGCAGCTCTTGCAGATGATGCAAGCTTTAGTGCTACTATAGCAGGACAGTTAACTAGTATCAACACTGATATTACAACTAACTCTACTGATACTACTACATTAGCAGGTCGTGTATCTACAGCAGAATCAGCTATTACAGCTAACACATCTGCTCATACTACATTAGCAGGTCGTGTAACTGACACTGAGAATGCAACAGCAACTAATGCATCTGGTATCGCTAGTAATGTAACTGCTATTTCTAACAACGCAACTGCTATTAACACAGCAATCAGTACAGCAAGTGCAGATGCAACAGCTAAAGCTAACACAGCATTAGCAACAGCCACTGCATACACTGATACACGCGAAACTGCAATTACATCAGCTTATAGTACAAGTATTACAGCAGCAGTGGCATCAATTGAGTCAAACATCTCAATGCTACGCTTCCATAGTGCAGTACAAGACGTAACTAGTGCAGCTACTGTAGCATATACATTTACTGACCTAATAGGCGCAGAAGATTATAGCATATACATTAACAGACTATTAGTACGTCCATCTGAAATAACTTCAGTTAACAACGGAACAGGCGTAGTTACTTTTGTAGCAGCAATTGTAGACGCTGGTGACGAAGTTGAAGTAACAGGCTGGAAATTTACATAATACGTTTAGCTAACGGAGAGCGGCTATGACAGCCGCTCACTTAGTTCTTATTTAATAAGGATTTGAGAGATACAGAGTATTTCTTTCGCGTTAAACACACTCATAGGAGAGTAAAAAATGTCAAGAAGATATAAAAAGAATGGTGTCGAGGTAACAACGGCTCTAAACAAAAACAAAAAATACAAATATGATGCATCTGGTGACCTAGTTGAATCAGTTGGAACACCAGGCGTTAACGAAATTGTTATGTCAGGTTCAAAATCGTCTCTACGACGTATGGCTGACATGGAACGTAACATTGCGATCCTTGCTACTACACTAACAACAACAGATGATGGTACAGCAGATTCAGACGCAGCTTCATTCAACTCTAACGTAAACAAAAAGACACGTTTTAAGAAAGAAGTTCGATTCGAAGAAACATTGAATGTACGTGACGGAATCGACATGAACAGTAACAAGATTACTGAACTTACGACTCCAACAGCGGCTTCAGACGCGGCTAACAAGTCTTACGTTGATGCTAGAGAAGCAGCAGCAGAAGCAACAGCAAGTGCAGATGCAACTTCTAAAGCTAATGCAGCGCAATCTGCAGCAGCAACAGATGCAACTACTAAAGCTAACGCGGCTAATTCAGCAGCTGATGCAACAGCAAGTGCAGACGCAACAGCTAAAGCTAACTCGGCACAGTCTAATGCAATCAGTACAGCAAGTGCAGATGCAACAGCTAAAGCTAATGCAGCGCAATCAGCAGCAATTAGTTCAGCAAATTCAACTTCGAATGCATATACTAATACAGCAGTATCAAACTTAGTTAACGGTGCATCAGCAGCATTCAACACACTATCAGAAATCCAAAATGCAATGGCAACAGATGCTGAACTTTCAGCAGCTATTAACGGATTAACAATTGGTAACGGAACAGTAACAATGTCAGCAGGCTCAGGTCTAACAGGCGGCGGCGCATTCTCAATGAACCAAACTAATAGTGAAACAGTTACAATGAACGTTGGCGGAGGTAATGGACTTACTGTATCTGCAGACGGAATTGCAATGAGTGGTTCTTTTACAGGTAACTTTACAGC